TCAACCGTTGGATAATTTCTATTTTTACAAAATCTGTCAGGAATATATCCACGTGAAAAAAATCCACTTCCAACATATTTTTCAGCATCTATTAATCTATTTGTAGCCCACTCATCATTGGATATATTTTTAATTTCTTGATGTCTACACATAATACAAGGGAAACACCCAACACGTGAAAATCCCCTATAATATAATGGGTTAGGATGTTGGTTGTTTTCAAGGATATAATTAATCACCTCTTGTGCACTCCAATTAAAAATTGGACGTAAAACGCTTGCATCATGCGTTTTACACCATTCAATAACATCCTTTCTTCTATAATAATATTTTTTATCCTCCTTGTTTTTAGGAAAATATCCTTTAAAATACATACATTCAGATTCCATTAATGAACGTGATCTGCTTTCACTTGCTCTTATTCCTTGAATAATTATACAACTACTTTCAAACGATAGTATATAATCAATCATGGGTTTTATCTTTAATTCTTCGGTGCAAAATCTCGCCTTAGTCGATGGAAATCTTTTTTTATGTACAGCTAACGAAATAAAATCATATTTCGGCTTTAAAATTGTTAGTCTAACATTCATTTGCTTACAAACATCTTCTATATGTTTATATGTGTCTGGATGTTCCCACCCTGTATCACAAAACACAGCCTCAATATTATCAACACCGTAATCATTTGCTGCCTTTATAAGGCATGCCTGGCTATCCTTCCCTCCAGAAAAACTAACTAAAATTTTTACCCTCATTTTGTTTTTATTTTATTTATTTTTTCATTCATTTTCTTCTTTTATAATTTCACTGAAACTCTCTGCAAGCCTGCGAAATTCAGGGTTATATTTAACCTCATCATAATATTTGTTTAACGTGTATAAAACGGTTGTCCTGTCTCGTTGTATAAGCTCCGACACAGTCGATATTTTAATCCCGTTCTCGAAGCAATGGTGGGCAAATAACATTCTTGCATAAAATCCGTCTCTTTTCCTGCTTTTACTTGAATATTCATTAAATGTTAGCCCTGTAACTTCATGTATCGCATCTTTTGTCTTTGTTATTAAATTCAAATTTTTTATCACTTCTGATTCAAAAAGAATTTTTTTCCCCGTTCTTACCGCAATATCATATTCGATACATGCTCCAACAGAATCTGTCCAGCCGTCAATCATGTAAATTACATCACATGTAAGGATAAGGTCAATATCCTTTACCATGTGTTCTTTCCAAGACGAATCTTTTTTTAATCCATTTTTTAAAGGGTTAACAACTTCAAAATCAAGAGACTCAAGTAAATCTTGTGCAGCTTGAAATTTTGTTTCAGCTTCCTGTATTGGAATACCGGTTATCTTTCCTGAAATATAAATCTTCATAGCTCATCCTCCCAATCGCTTTCGGTTATAATATATCTGCACTTTTTGCAAGTATGTATATACGTGTAAAACGGAAAAGTTTTCCTGATTTTTGCTTTTTGTACATGTCCGCACATCGGGCATTTAATTCTATTGTAGTGCTTTGTTGTTTTTTTGTTTTTATTTTGGCTATTATTACTCATGATAATTGTTTTTAGTTTGATATACGTTCTAAACTCGTAAACGTAAACTTTTACCTGTAAACACAACCCTTTTTGTTGTCGCAATGATCCTGTCCATTGTACGTTCGCCGTATTTTTCAATAATTTGTTCGTGATTCAGATTTGACGTAAGGATAATCAGTTTTCCTTCTTTCTCAACTGCATCGATAACCTCAAGAAAAGCCAGCCTCTTATTCCCGTATTGAACGAGAATTTCTTCTGTGCCTATATCATCGATCGAAATTATTTTCTTTTTTAAAACTTCGTCTATCTTCGTGTTCATCTCTTGTGCGTTATAGCAGTTGACGATTTTCTGTTCATGCATCAATAGAATAGCCGGTATAACGTAGCGACCCAACAGTGTTTTACCACGCCCACAATTTCCGAACATAAACAGCCCTTTCCCTTCATTATCGGAAAGCCAGTTTGCTACTTCGTCATATTCTTTCAGCCAGTATGATTTCTTTCCTTCATGTTCCAGAAAAGCTTTTAACGTCTCCTTTAATACGTTTTTTGCATCTTTTATTTCTATAAATACCCGATTTTCAGGAAAATTCATCCTGTGTTTTTGCATCAGCTCAATCAATTCATTAAAACTAAAAGTTGTATTCATATTAAAAAGGTTTATATTCAATATTTTGCGTATTAATTACGCCTGAATGATTTGTTTTTTTATTATTTTCTCTTTTTTGCCAAGTTACAATCGCCGCACGCCAGTCTTTCATTTTATTTTTTCCGATAAACCAATTTTTTGCTGTATAAAACGCAATAAAAGCCTCTGCGTCAACTGAATAACCTTTTTCTGAAATATAATTTTCAACTTCATCCAAAGAGGGTGGTAAAAACCGCTTAGGTTTTTCTTTTTCTTTTTCTTTTTCTTTATTATTTACTTTACTTTTCTTTACTTTACTTGCATTGCGTTCGCATTCATTTTTTATGCGTTCGCATTGCGTTCGCATTTCTTTTTGTTCCTCTGTTTTTTTTCTCCACCTTTGATTTGCAGATTCTCTTGCTTTTAAAGATTTTTCGTCTTTTAATTTCATTCGTTGTAAAAAGCTTTCGGAGTAGAAGTGCTTACTGTCTTCAGTAAATACAAATAGCCCAAAATCTTCTACGATTGATTTTACTTTTTCTGCGCTAACACGAAAATCAAAGGCTAACATATTGTAATCTTTGATGCTCATGTATCCGTCAGAGTCTCTTAATCGTTCGAGAATCATGAAATAAATACCATATCCTTCAGCACCGTATTTCATCCGTACGGCGAGAATTTTCTCATCGTTACGGGCGTTACTGTCGTGACTGAAATAATTGGTTTTTTTCATTTTTTTTGTTTTTTGTTTTCCGGCTTGTTGAATATTTTAGGCTTGACAAGCTTTATTGTTCTATTGTCAACTCTCACGGGTATGTATGTTTCCAGATACATTCGCCCGATAGGTGTCAGTTTTTCGAGCTCTATCTTACGCTCGAATTTCTGTCCGAGATAATCATTCGATCTGTATTCCATTTTGTTTTGTTTTAAATTGTTTATTATTAAAAAGGTGTTTTGTTTAATTCAATGTTTAAACCCTTGTCGGCAACAAAAACGTTTTTACCTGTTGCTTTTATAATATCCTCGACAAATTCGCCTGCATTGCTGTTTTTGTCTGATAAGTGAAGTAGAACTATATTGTTTACAACAGATAAATCTGTCGATTTCAAAAAATCAAGGCATGTTCCAAAATCCATGTGATTTTGTATTGTTCTACTCATTAATGATCCTGATACATATCCTTCATTCACATTCTTTTTTAGCAAATCGATTCTGTAATTGCATTCAATCAGGATGTTTGAAATATTCTTGAATTGATAATTTAGATCGCTTGTATCTGTTGCAAAAAGAACAGTACCCGTTTCTTTATGATTAATCAAAAAACCGAGCGGTTCTGCTGCGTCGTGATTTACATGAAACGACATGATATGAAAACCACCTAACTTGAAATGACATGTATTGCCACATACTGTTTCAAGCTCAATCCCCAACGATCTCGCAGTCCCGTGAGACATATATACACGTATTCCGGAATCGAGGAAATTCTTTACATATTTTGCATGATCGAGATGTTCATGCGAAACAACGCATCCGGAAATCTTTTTAATATTAAAATCGATTGCCCTCTTAACATCAGCAAGAGGTACGCCACATTCTATTACGAGCGCTTCCGTCTCGTTATCGAGAATGTAGCAATTACCCCTGCTTGATGATCCTAATACTTTCAAGTTCATGTCAATTAAAATGGAGGGTTTTCTGTAAAAAGGTTTTTGTTTTCTCCAAAAAGAATTTCTTTTCCTTTATCATCGATTATAACATCATTTTTTATTTCCTTTTCTTTCTTTTTCCCATCTTTCCCGTTTTTACTTTCATCCTTTTTTTCTTCTTTCACTTCAACCGTTTTTTTGTTTGTGTTTTTTACGGGTTCCTTTTCTTTTTCGTTGATTTCTGTTTTATCAATGTCGATTACCGGTTTCTTTTCTTCTTTCTTATCCACCTCTTCATAGTCGATATCGATAATATCCCTGATTTCATCTTCCGTTTTCATTCCCATAGAAAGCTCAGGAGCATAAACCGACGTCCAGAACGATGCAGCCCTGTACATTAGCATCTGTTGCGTCATTGTCTGCCATTTGCTTCCATTTTTCGTATACCATCCTTCTTTAATTGCAAGCCTTATATCGACAGGTGATGATTCAAGGATTTCATTGGAGCCCTTAGGAGACGTGTAAGCAATACATTGGATATTATCTATACTTGTACCGTCAAACTCTTTCATGACGGCCTCCTTTTTGTTTGAACGTGGATTATATACATAATCTACATAGTTTACTTTGCCTACTTTCCCGAGATTGGTAAATTTGAATTTCAACGGGTTAAATCTGCCGCATGTGTTCACGGTCGCAATAAGAAATTTGCTCGACCAAGAGGGCTTACCATAAATTATTACCAAATTTTGCATTACCATAAGAGGCGATGCCCCAATCCTGGAGGCTATTTCAAGAGCAATCATGCAATTTGCCATAGCCTTTTCAAGCGGATTATCTTTACTTTCCTTGTATAGGTCCGGGACCAGTTCCGATTTTGCAAATAATTTGCAAACCCGTTGCATGACCTCAAATTGTTCTTTATCAAAGAAATTAAATCGTGTAATTTCTTGACTTCCTTCTGTTTTTTGTAATACCGTTTCCATTGTTGTTTATTTTAAATTTCTGCATTATTGCATTGTAAAAGGGGCAGGATTCGAACCTACAAACAAGTACTACTTTCTTTGTACTTCCTTAAATTTCCAACGGCTTTTTACGACTTCAGCTGTTCAGTATAACGTTGTCGATTTAGAGCGTCTACCTGTTCCGCCACCCTTTTAATTATTGTTGCGACTTTCACAAGCAGCAACAATCAAAACAGTGTATGGATAAATTAAATGAAAAGATCTCAAATTAAGATTAGGTTATTTTTTTAACAACAAGCTCACTGTCTTCCGAAACAATAAGGTTGATTATCTGACTTTCAGTATTTAATATGCTGTTAACGGATTCTCTCCTGTCGATAAAAATCGGTGCGGCCACATTATAAAATTCGGATAATATGTTTATTATGTCGATTCCGGCATTAACCTGTTCACCAAGATTTGTTACTGAAATAGGTACGCCCTGCTTATTTGTTGCAATACATGCCTCAAATTCATTCCCATCGATCGTTCTGTCGAATAGTTTGAATTTTACTATTTCAAACAATCTGTTTATTCTGTTTTCGCATTCATCGATTTTTATTTTTGTGAAAGCATCGATCGTAAATTCTTTCTTTTCAATATCTGCAATTTGTTGTGAAATCATTCTTGCCTCCTCTTCGAGCAAGGCTATTTCGTTTGTGTATTTTTCAATTAAATCCTTTTCTGAAAGTGCTTTCAATAACAAATCTCTTTTTGCCGTTAAACTTTTCTTTTCTTCCGCAAATTCCGTTACATCAATTTCTTCAAATTTCGGCATCGAATTGTTAAGCCTTTCAATTTCTTCCTGTAATTCAACCCATTCATGTATTTGTTGAGGGATAATGGTTCGCTTTACCGGTATTATTATTTCCTTAAAAGCAATAGTAAGATTGTCGATATCTTTTTGAATCTCAGAAATCGTTTTTTCTGATTCTTCAATTTCTTTTGTAATATTGATTACATCTTTTTCTATCTCTATTATTCTTAATGATTTTTTGTTTGCCTCTTCTGTTATTCTGTCAAGCTTCTTTTTCTTCTCTTCATAAAATGATATTCTCGCTTCTTCTCTGTTTTTTCTGAATTTCTCATTAGCAACAATATCATTACAAACTATCTTAAAAAGCGGACATACAAGATTCTCTGATATTTCGTCAAAATCTTTCTTGTTTTCCTGTATCCATTTTTCCCGTAGTTCGTCAATGCTGTTCTTTTTAATTTTTAATTCGGCCGTCAGAGATTCTATATTTTTCTCCAATTGCTTTTTATGCGAAATTTCATTGTTCAGTTGTATTTGAGCAGCTCTTATTTTGTTCTCTATTTCTGTCTTTTGTTTTTCTACCTCAAATCTTTCTTTTTGTTCCTTTTTTTCCGCTTCAAAAACAACCTGATTTTGTTTCTGCTTTATTGAATTGATCTCTCTTTGTATTGCGTCAATTTCTTTGTAATAAGAATCCATCAACGCCTTCTTATCGTGTATTTTGCTTTCGACTTCCTTTATTTTTTCGTCGCATTCTTTCAATTCCTGCTCAATAAGAGAGTAATCCTTTTTTTCAGGCATTAGACGAATAGTTTGATCTATTTTTGCCGGTATCAGCTTTAAATCATCATTTAGTTTTCTTTTTTTTGCAGAAATTTCTTTTTTGAATTCCTGCATCGATTTTCCGCTTATCTCATCAAGCAAATCTTTAAAATCTTTGTTTGTTGCAGCTATTTGTTCATCACTTACAGTTCCGGCAATACGGAATAGTTGCTCCCTTTGTTCTTTCCAATTAAGCGACAAGAAAAATGACGGGTTGGTAATCATCTTGAATATTGTTTCATCGATGATCTCGTCAATTTTTGTTTTGTAATCTCCTGCACGCAGTGGTACGTCGTTTATGTAATATAAGGTTTCGCAGCCATCAAATACTTCTTCGCTCGTTCCACGTCTCCGTACCCACTTTTGATGCAAAACACGTTTCAATTTCATTTCTTGCCCGTCAATTTCAATAATTGCAGATACTTCGGCATCAACACGATCAAGTCGTTTCCCGTTTTCAATCGGAATAATTTCAAAATCTTTCCGATCGAATTGGTCCTTACCAAATAGAAGCCAAATAAAGGCATCAAAAATGGTTGATTTTCTTGTTGCATTTCTGCCGTAAATCGAAGTTTCTTTTTCTCCAAACTCGATTCTTTTTTCTTTTACACCCCTAAAATTCACAAGGGATATTTCTTTTAAAATAATCTTTTTCATTGTTGCTCTTGTTTTAAATCATTATAGTTTTCACAGCCGTGCTGAAAGTTTCGTCTATTACGTAATATCCGATAATCTCACTGTTTTCGATCATCGGCTTAATGTTTGTGTGCCAATCCAATCCGTATATTCTGCAATAATCCAATGCGTTTCTGAATGCTTCCGATTGTCGTGCAATACGGTTATTGAGGTAAGATTTTCTCCTTTTCATGTTCATGGTTTCGTTATTGTTTCTTTTTCATTAATTCGAGTGCCAAGTCAGCATCGACGATTATCATTCTTCCACACTGCGAAATAGCCCGGTCAATCTTCCCACTTGCCTTGATTCGGTTTGCAGTGGTCATGCTGCAATTGAATAGTTGTGCAATTCCGGCAATGCCGTACACCAAGCGTTTTTCTTTCGGTTGTTCGATAATTGCTGTTTGTTGTTTGTCTAACAAATCCATCAATTCCCCAACCGTCAGGTCGATAATTCTTGTGTTCCGATCGATTTCCATGTTATTCGTTTTTTTGTAGTGGCACATTTTTTATCAATCTTGCCGCATTGGCAAAATTCAAAACGATAAGAATTACTATCCAAAGCGGCGTTTCATCGGTAATGCAAAGAGAGCAAAACGATGAAGCGAAATACAATACGATTAATCGTTGTTTCCGGGTCAAACCCGGCATTGTCAATGTTTTTTTCATTATTGGCGATTTAATTTTAATTTGATTTTACATTGTTTTTGAACATCTAAATTGTTGTCGTTTACCAAGTTCAGCAATATTATTTCCGGTGTATTGCTGTTTCTTGAAACTTCATATCTTACCTGCCAATAGGATGATTGGCTTAAAGTTTCAAGCTCTTTTGGGTTATTGCTTGTTCTTGCAAACATGATTTGATCTCTAAAAGAATTTGTTTTTATATCAATGTGATTTTCTTTTTTCTCAATTTTAAAAAGCCGGTAGGGCTTGTTTTCTTTTTTCAGCATTTTTATTTCACGTTCAGTGCCTTTGCTTTCTCCATTCCAAAAAACCAAAGCTTCATCACATTCCTGTACCATTTTTTTATTCTTTGTTGTAATATCTTTCAGTGCGACATAAAAGCCAAGTCCACTTTCGTAGTTATACAGTGTAATTTTAATGCCTTTATCTGATGCGACATTCCGGGCGCATTCTGCCGCTCCTTTTATGTTTCCGGACGTGATATACCAAATTTCCTTAGACATCATTTCATTCAAAATATTGGTTACTGCTTCTGTGTCTATTTCCCTGCTTCCAAAAATTGCTATCTTTTTCATTTCCCCTTTCCCCAGATATTTGTAATGCCATATTTTTTAAATATTTTTTCAATTTCAAAGGCCTGGCTGACTTTTGGTTCAATGTTCCCGTTCTTGTAGTATATAAATGAGTTTCGGTTATTCACTCCAAGAACTTTACATATTTCCTTCCTGCATTCTGCTACGTCTTTTTGTCTAAGCTGCTGCCATCCTGCATTGAATCCTTCTTTGTATTTCGTTATTTCGTCCATAATTAAAGTGTTTAATAAATAATATTTACTGTGTTTTTTGTTTGTTATTGTTGTATCGTTATTGTATATTTGCAAGTGAATTATTACATGGTGCAAATATAAGCTGTTTTGCTTATAAAACCAAATAATTGCATATATTTTAATGTTAAACATTATTAAATATATATAAGTGCAAAAATTTAAAGCTTTTAGGAAAAAGAATAATTTAACCCAAGAAGAAGTTGCTGCTTATTTTGGAGTTAAACAGTCTTTTATTTCTCAAATTGAAAATAATATACGCTCTATTCCTGAGAGTTTTATAAGCAAATTACAAGCAGATAGTATTTATGATTATTCTGATTTAATTGATCGAGATTTACAGAATAAGGAGTGTTCGGAATTTGGCGCATTTGTTCCACTACTGCCTATTTCGGCGCAAGGCGGTTCTTTGAATGATTTCATGGTATCGGTGAAGGACAGTGAATGCGAACGGGTAGTTTCGCCTGTCAAGGGAGCAGATTTTGCGATTACCGTTGCAGGTGACAGCATGTCGCCAGAATATCCGTCAGGATCTCAAATATTTATCAAAAAAATCAACGAAAATGCGTTTATCGATTGGGGTAAAGTATATGTATTGGATACTTGCAACGGAACGGTAATAAAAAGAATATTTCCGGCTGAAGATAATAATCCGAGAAAGATTAAATGTGTTTCAATAAACCCCGAATATCCGCCATTTGAAGTATCACTTGATAATGTATTCGGTATTTATAGGGTTTTGTTATGTATGTCGGTTAAATAAAATAATGGAAAGTTACAATCATTATAAACTTAAAATTATATAGAAGATGAAAAAGATTTTATTTTGCCTTATTGCCTTGATTATGCTTGCAGGGTGCTCAAAAGAAGATGAACCACAAATATTTTATACAGAAAAACAAGAAAAGGCTTTTGCAATTTTCAAAGGAACTTGGGCAGACATTCAATTTTCGAATATTGGTGAAGGTGCATTGGCGCATTTACAACCTGATCCTGATAAAATAGTCTTTGGTATTCATTATTCAGAACCCATTAAAGTTTACAAAGATGATTATATGGAAGGTAAAATTTGGTTATTTGATAAACAAGGTGAATGTACTTATTACAATATGCCTTATTTAAATGCGGAATATGAAATAATAGAATGTTTTTATGAAATTTCAAGAGATGCAGATTCCTTCAGATTATATCGCAAAGCAAATAATTCATTATATCAAAAATATGATTTATCAATAAAAAGCGAAACAAAATTTTATCTTCATGATAGAGAACTTTCATTACCATATATTTTTGTAAAGCAATGAAAAAATGCATCAATCCACAAGCAATAGAGATACAAAAACGCTTTTTCCAGGCGTTGGAAATGGCTATTCAGGATGGTGTTATATCGGGTCTACAGGAGTTTTGCAAAAATCATAACCTTAACCGTGTCAAATACCAGCGAATCAAAACAGATTTACAGAAAACCGAATCAGAACAATTGTACAAAATTATCGACTTGGATGCTTTACAATATATCTGCAAAGATTATAACGTTTCGCCGGATTGGTTATTATTTGGACGTGGTAAAATGCGAAGGAGATAATGTATGTATATCAAACGGACAATAAAATTTCTATTACATAAGCGTAAAACTGGCGAAACAAACAACCTTGCAATCCGTATGCGTGTAACGCTATCCGGTGAAAGCCCTCTTGATTTTCCGATTGGACATACTGTTGACCTTGAGCATTGGGATATGAAAGCGGAACGGGCAATCGATGGTGCAATAAACAAAAATAACCAAACAGCTGCCGATATAAACCGAACAATTGACGAATATAAGGCAATAATGAACGAAATATTTGCCCGGTATGAATTGCTCGAAAAAAGGAAACCGACTTTGGGAGAAATAAAGGACCTTTTTAACGATATGATTGGGCGTAAAACACCAATCACGCAAGATTTAATTGATCCGGATGCTGATTTTTTCACTGTATTTGATTTGTTCACAAGGACAATCGGTGAACAGAATCAATGGACAGCTGCAACATACGAAAAATTTTCAGCTTTACGTATGCATTTTAAAGCGTTTGACCCATATATGACATTTCAAACAGCAACTGACGATAAAATGCAGGAATATGTTGCCTACTTGACAAAAAAAGGGTTGAGAAACACGACTATTGCAAAAAACCTCGCTTTTGTAAGGTGGTTTTTCAGATGGGCAGCTCAAAAAGGATATTATAAAGGAACGGTTCACGATACTTTCAAGCCTAAATTAAAAGGAATTGATGGCAATTCAAAGGAAATAATCTATTTAAATCAGGACGAAATAAAACAACTGCAAGAATACCAATTTAAGCCGAATGAAGAAGCCCTTGAACGTGTTCGTGACGTGTTCTTGTTTTGCTGTTTTACCGGCTTACGGTATTCAGACGTGGCGAAATTGAAGCGTTCGGACATCAAGAAAGGATATATCAAGGTCGTGACGCAAAAGACCGTTGACGGGCTTATAATTGAGTTAAACAAGCATTCAAAAGCAATACTTGACAAATACAAGGACGTAAAGTTTCCAAATGATAAGGCGCTGCCGGTTATATCCAACGAAAAAATGAATGAACACTTAAAACGGCTCGGTCAAGTATGCGGACTGGAGGAGCCAACAAGGGTGGTGTATTTCAAAGGAAACGTCAGGCACGAGGAAGTTTATCCGAAATGGGCGTTATTGACAACCCATTGCGGCAGGCGTACTTTTGTTGTAACGGCTTTACGGCTTGGGATACCTGTTGAAGTGATAATGAGATGGACCGGGCATTCAAGTTTCGAAGCTATGAAACCTTATGCAAAAATAGTCGATGAAGTAAAGGAAAAATCAATGTCAAGGTTCGACAATTTTCTGTGATTTTATAATTGTACACGATTTTTCAAAAAAAAACAGCTGTACACGATTTTGTACACGAATTATTGGTATCAGAATGGTATTAGGTGGAACATTTAAATTTCAAAATTTGGGTAAAAAATTGGATTTTATTGATATTGAAATATTACGGCATTTAGTTAAACTATACTCCAAAGAACCTCTCTCTCCGCAATAAACCTTAAATACCAATCAGTTATGAAAATTGTACACGAAAATGTACACAAAATATGATTTTTTCTTGCTTAGAATTTTACTTTTAATCCAAATTCATGGCCGGAGCCGTGATTGTTTACGTTATATAAATATTTATACTCAATTCCTACATTTTTGTAATATACGCCTCCACCGGCACCGGCAATATTGAAAGAATTGTAAGATGCAGATGCGAAAGGGATTAAAACCCGTTCTTTTTGTTGCGTAATGACTTTCTGCATCGGCGTAAATGAATAGTTGAATTTCTGTAGTTCGTTATATTGTATCGTTTGATCAATATCTAACTTCCCGTTCTCATCGTCAAACACATTGAAAGCATATTTCCTTTCTGCAATGTAGTTTTCAATTATTTTAGTCGTATCGACCGTTTGAATAACGATTTTATCTTGATTTATAAATAATGTATCTTTCTTTACAGGTAAAAAAATGGTTGCTGGGATTGTTGAGGTTATGAATTTAGGAACTTCAATCGTTCTATAAATTGTTTCTCCTTTAATATATTCTATTTCCATGTTCTGTTTGATTGTCATTCTCCCTGCGATAAATCCAAACAAACAAAAAATGGCCGAAATAAATATAACATGTTTTGTTTTCATTTCATTTTTCTTTTTTTAATATTTTAATATCGATTATATCGCTTCCTTGTGGCTTATGATTCATGTCTGCTTTTTCGTAAAAATAAATAAAGGCACGTGCGTGATTTTCCTTAATCACTCTTTCCCCTGTTAAAAGATTTATATATATCTTTAATTCAGGTCTCATCGAAGTATAAACTTGCCTCATCTTTCCTTCTTTTAATCAGCCCGTTTAATTTTTTCCCGTTCGCAAAAACCCACCTACTGAATTCGTATCTAATAGATGGATCATCGGGGTTAATTTTGATTTTTTTCAGCAATGTAGATGATTTGAAATTTGACCATCCTACATTAAAAATAAAGCTCACAAGTGCGTCAAACTGATTTTGAGTAAGGTTGAGATTCAAAGAATTGAGCTTATCTTCTATTTCTTTTATGTCCTTTTTCAGTAATTCTTCAGCTTGCTCTTTTGTTATCACATCTCCTTCCTTTACTCCGGATGTATGTCCGTAGCCTATTGTCCACACTCCGCCAGGACATCGATAGGCCTTTAACCTCAACCCTTCGTGAGACTTGATAAATTCGTATCCTTTTTTACTCGTTTCCATTTTATCTGTTTATTTTTGTATTTACAAGCTTTTCGAGGTTTGCAATCTTTTGCCTTTCTTGTTTCAACTCATTCGTCAATTCTTTAAGGTCGTCTTTTGCTTTACTAAGCTCTGATTTGTATTGTTCAATTAATGTTTGCTGATTGACGATAATCTTATCTTTCTCGTCGAGCATCTTCGCAAATACATCCTGTTGATGTGTTGCTATGTCAAGCAATTTTTTCATCGCTTCAGCAGATGCATCAATTGCATCTGCTTGTGAGCCTGCCTTATCTTCTTTTAGCCGAAATAACCATGACGCCCCTCCGCCTGTTATTAATCCTGCCAATGCCGAAATTATCAATTCCCAATTCATCTTATTTTAAATATAAATATTTTATAAATGCGAATATTTTCCGTCTCTGTAAATAGCTTAAATCCTTCTCGTTAGCATATGCCTCTTTCTCGAAACATATTTCTCTGTAAGCCATCGAGAAACTTGCGTACGCTATAAGTCCAATTAACCAATCGATGATATAAAACAAATAGAAAAATATATACAGCAACTCCTTCATTTGTGCCGTATGAATTTTTTCGTGATTTATGGTTATCTCATCAATCACAGCGTTTTTTCTTACAAATAGCACCCCGAATAGATTTATTGCTTTATACCCTTTGAAAGGGATGATATTATTCCTGATGATTTTCATATTTACTTAAATTGAAAACATTTACCAACTTTGACAATTGTTGTGTCAAGAGGATATAATTGTAATGGTTCAAGCCCTTTTTCTTTACGCTCTTTATTGATTGATTGTATATTTGTTTCGGCTTTCTGAATTGCACCGATCAATACATCAGATCCGGTAAAACAAGAACGGCGTTCGCCATCCGGTTCACCATCTGAACGTTTTACATAAGAACCGTCTTCTGAAAAAGTAGCAAGCACAACTTGCATTTGCATGCGCAAACCCGATTTGTTTTTGCCCGGAAATTTTGTTGGTTGAATGATTGTTTTTTCAATCAAGATATGACGATCGAACAAATCTTCAATATCGATTCCTTTACCAACAATAATATCGGATTCAATGCCAAGTTCACTAAACTTTGCCATGATTTACATATTCTGTCCTTCGATATCAGAAATCAACATCGCATCAACATCTTCTGTAAACTGCAAAAACTCTTTGTATGCATCAACAGCCGTTAAATCCACTTTTATTTCAAGAATGTGTTTGTTATAATCGTTCAACAATGCAAATTCTTTCGTTTCATCAACAACTGAACGAATGATTGCCTTTTTCAAAACAGCTTTTGTCGGCTTTTCCCAAATACGGATTTCACGACATTGCCAACCTATTTGTATTTCCTCTGTTTGACCGTCAGGAATACCCATTTCAGGTTCAATATTATAACGATATAAAAAAGATCCATCGTTATCTTGCTCTAATACCGATGGTTTGCCGTGTACAAGGTCATACATTGCATTTGGCTCTAACAAATTTAATTTCATACGGAAATGTTTTTGAAAGTTTGTTAATTAAATTAATTGAATTGCAATATTTGCACCACCCCCACCAAGAACATATTTGTTGTTTGTATTGCTCTTTTGTCGGTGTAATCTTTCTTTTATTCAATTTTGCAACCCGGCTGCAAAATTTATGTTTAATAGACTTGCGCAAAAGAGTGTGAGTATGGAAAAATCTATATCCTAAAAAATCAATGCCCCGACTATCGACCGGGAACACCTGGTAATTTCGTTTTACCTTCAACTTGAGACGATCTGAAAGATATGCACGTATTTCATGCAAAAGCGAATGAAGTTCGTTCTTGTCCGATCCGAGAATCACAATGTCGTCGGCATAACGATAATAATATTTGATTCTTTTTTCTTCCTTGATCCAATGGTCAAAGTATGCCAAATAAAGATTTGCGAAGTACTGTGATAAATAATTCCCAATAGGAACACCGTCTGCGGAATCGATTATTTCGTCAAGCAACCAAAGCAAGCGTTTATCCTTGATTTTTCGCCGAACAACCTGTTTTAAGATTTCGTGATCAATCGAAGGATAAAACTTACGCACATCGATTTTAAGGCAATACTTTGTCCCTTCTGGATCAAGTTTTAATTCTCTTTTCAACCGCTTTGCAGCCGCATGGATGCCTCTATTTTTAATACATGAGTAGGTATCGCTTGTGAACACGGATACCCAGATCGGCTCGAGAATGTTCATAATAGCATGATGAGTAATGCGGTCAGGGAAGTAAGGCAGTTGATAAATTTCACGTTCTTTTGGTTCGTAAATTTTAAAAACATTATATTTTGAAGTTCTGAAAGTTTGATTTTTCAAACTTTCGTGCAATAAAAGCAAATTGGCTTCACGATTTTTGTCGTGAAGTTGTACGCCATAAGAACGCAACTTGCCTTTGCGGGCTTTTTCGTCCGCAAGCCGCAAGTTGTCAATACTTATTATTTCATCATATAAATTTCCAATTCGCTTCATTATTCATATTTCTTTATTTGCTTGTACATTGGGATTCTTCGTGTTTCCACTACCAAAACCGTTATACGCAATTTCTTTTTTGCCCTTGTATTTACAAGACATTCGGCATAAAGTCATGCCGTTTTTGTGGCAAGGTTTCCGTTATGCAACTATATTTTTACAAGCATAGCTGAGAGCCGATATTCGCATTCGCATTCGAAGCCGTATTATTCGTATTCGAGTAAACGAACCCTGCATTCGCACCATTATTCGCATTACCGCTGAACAAAACGCCACGACAACGGACAACCCTATTTCAATATCTTAAGAACTCGCACGGGGTGATGGCTTACGCCACACCCGGAATATAGCAAAGCCGAGAGCCGATAGTCGCATTCGCATGCGAAGCCGTATGATTCGTAGACGAGCAAACGAACCCCGCACCCGCACCATAAGTCGCAAGACCGCCGAACAAAACGCCACGCTCAGAAACGCCAGTATCAGGCTTGCTGGTATAGAAATAATCACAAAAATAAGTAGTAGAACCACCACCGATTAATAGCGGCATAATTTCTCCATACTCACCCATGATTACTTCTTTTATATAGCCTTCTGTTCGTGGCAAATTGCCACGCAGTTGGTAATTTGTAACGCCGGAACTTGTGAAATTTGCCGGATTATCACATACATAGAACTCAGAATGTCCGCCGTCCGCATCCGATTGAATAAGACATTTGCAACCGTCTGTCCATTTCCATAGATGTCCAAAAGGATTTTCTATTCCCCTGTAACTTGGAACTTGTACCGTCAGTGTTCCATATTCGGCAGGCATAATATAATCGACCACGCCTGAACGATTCCCAAGAGGATTTGTCGTTCCGCAAGGAATAACCGGATAATAGCCGTTAAATGCATTCCATAACGTTCCATCAAGTATTGTTACTCCTGCTCCAAGACCGCCTTGTTTATAACCCTCGCTTGTCGGTTGGGCATTGAATTCCGCTTGACTGTTGAAATTTGCATATTCGACGGCAAACAACCAGAACAACTTTCGATGAATCTGATAGGTATTGCAATTCCAGTTAACCGATCCACGATTGCGTGCATACGTACGAAAATTTGTCAATGAGATATTGGTAGCAGGTTTACCGAGCATCGTTTTGCTGAGTGCATCCCAATCGGACTGATTGTTACCTCCTCGAAAATCAGGTGTATTGTTAACAACCGAAGCCAGCTTGCTCGTTGAACGTTGTACGGTTGCCTCATATGCAGAAACATAATCTTTCGACCATTTTATAAAGCCGGGTAAGGCATATTCGCTCATCAAACAGCGTCGTTTTGTGCCTTCCATTTCGAAAAGCACATACATATCCGGTATTTCTACCATTACCTGCCCGTCGGTACCGTCAAGTTTGGCGGCGGCTCCTGTATCGCGCTTGGTGCTGTCGTTCGCATGAAGGTAGTAAGCCACCGTTCCGTTATCGCGCAAGATACAACGGCGCATTTTACTTTGAATAGGAAGCGACTGATGTAATTCTACTTTACCGACACGTGTCACAAGCGGATTTGATACAGTGGTATCCCATTGTATTCCGTAATAATAATCATAAGGAAATTGGGGTCGTGTTGCCCCTACACCGATTAAAAGTCCCATATCAATAGCCGTATTTTAAGTTAATATTCGATAGTGAAGTTTGTTTTACTACTCTCACGATCTCAGGATTCCACCCCACCTCAAATGTGGTTTCGACAAATTCGCCATCCGGCATGCCTGCTAATTGCACATAGAGCGCAACAGGTTGTGTGCCGTCATTCTTCACGTTGAAGCATTGTCCGTCTGCAAGTGCAAAATTTGCATTTGTCAAATTCGTAATAACTCCCATTTTCCCGATTTGGGCAGATATCATTTCGCCCGATCTTGTTATGCTCATAATTAAATAATTTATTGTCAAAAATAATGTTTTGTATTACTATAATACACAATGTTGCATAAGTATAGAATAACTTTTACAACATTGATTCAAGCCGATTTATTTCGTCTCAATCATTTGAATTAAATTCAATAATTTTATTAACTGCCACCTTCACGAACGCCTTAAAATATTTGTCCGTGTAGTCTTTAATTATTCGTTTATTGTCTTCTGTGAGCTCGACAATCGGGTTTTTGTATAGCTCCATTGAGAACGCATGCTCCCCGATGTCTTGCGTATTCTGAAAGATAACTTGCGCAAGCTCTTTTGCGAAGTTGTACTCTTTTACGCTCCCATCGAGCATTGTAATCTGTAATTTACTTAAATCTATTGTCATAATGTTTTTGTTTTAATAATATCCTGTTGTAAATGACATAATATCACCATAAGAAGTACCATAGCTATTTGTTGCAAAGGCACAATAATAATAAGTTGTATAACTCATTAATCCGGTTAACTCGACATCGAAATATCCGGTGCCACTTCCAGATGGAACTGTATCTCCATATTCTATCGGATTACTATCTGTCGAATATTTTATTCCCCTATTTATGACGGCACTTCCACCATTTGATTCAACATAATTATTATAAATAATTGCGCTATTATTTGTAACAGTGCCTGCTCCTCCTGTATAAACAACCGGTAATTGACTTATTGTAGTAAATGTCTTTTGAGGACTATAATATACGCTTCCTCCGCTTGTGACGGCTATTCTTACATAATATGTAGTATTATTTGATAATCCTGATATTGGACATGAAAACATCCCTATACCGCCGTAATTTTCGACTAATTTTTTTCATATTCCTTCTATTTTCGTATTACCGTAGTTTTTACATTTTACATATTTACCCTGGCTGTCCCCAGTCAGTCTGTATTCTCCAATATTCATTATAATAAACCAGTACAACAATAGAATCTTGTAGAATCCTAAACCACGGCCCGCCATTAAGCAACACCTTTATATTACTATTAGCTACGTTACTTTTTAGAATACAAGACTGTACACTTGAAGCATTCATTATTATTTTTACGTCACCGTTATTTGGGGATGCCCCACCAACTCCAGTTATACGGTATATAGACCCGCCGTCACCTACTGACGTGAGAATTATAAGGGTAGTATCTGTTGATATGTGATAATTTGTGTTTGCATTAATAGCATGAGAGGTGTAGGCCATATTTAGCTGTCCGATAGAGGATAATTTTCTTATATTGGCAACCTCCGCACTCCCAAAATCTACACTATGATAAAGCCCTGAGCCCGTGATACTAATAGGAGAATGGTCTAAAAAATCCACGGACAATTCAATACCAAAAGAAGAAGACAACCTCAATCGTCCTTGTGAGTTACAAGTTATTTGGCCTGCAAAAGTGCCCAACCCTGAATACCAATATATCTTTTGCGAGTTTGCGCCGTCATAAATAAGAGATAACCCAGTATTGTCCAATCTCCCTTTTCTGCTTGTAAATGAAGGCGGCAGATCAATATATCCACCAGATTGCATTGTGAGTGCGCCAAGCGTTCCCTCATTAGCCGTGATCTTTCCGCTGAACTCGCCATCTGTAAACTTCACCGTCCCGTCATGCCTTATAATGGCCTTTGCCGTACCTGCTATACCTTCGGCATAAGTGCCGCCGGCGACGAGAAAGGGCAAGTCCTTATTTGCACCCTGTATTCCGCTGATAAGACCCGTCACCTGTTCGCTGTCCGCTTCCCTAAATTCCGTGATGACGGTATTTATCAACCCCCCGTCGACGGTTGTGCCGAACTTATCTGTAATAGCTTTGCTGGCATTCGCTTT